ACTGCTACAATTACTGCTACAAAAAATACATTTTAAATTGCAAAGATTACTAAACTTAATTTCTAACAGCTCTGGAATTTTTACAAAATCTTGTTTAACGTGTTTATGTGCATAATCCATTTTTAAGACTTGACGATAACTTTTAGATTTGTCTTTTTCTGCGTCCCAGCATCTCCAACAAGTAGGATGTTCGACATTTTCACGAAGACGTTGTCGTTGATCTACTAATTCATCATGATTAAAAAAGTTTAAGTCATTAAGAGGCTTATATTCAGCTCGCGGACAACTTCGCCACCAGCCGAAGCCAGTATCTATGCTATACATGTGCCATGGAAAAGCGCATAATTTATCTGTCATGTTGTATCGGATCCACACTTAAAAAATTGATGTTAATTTCCTTAGGTTGCTCTATTATCCATTCCACATAACTTGCAACTAAATCCATATCAAGACAAATTCTACCAGGATTATCATCTGATCTGTTTTCCATAGTACCGATACTTAGGTGTGTTACTTTTGGTTCATTACTCCATACACCGGCTATAGAAAACCCGTTACTCCACTCTTTTAGAGCAAGTTTTTCATAATGATATCTATTTGTTTTTCCTCGGCGTACATTATCAGTGGTACTGCCAATATTTATAATACGCTTATGTCCTTCATTTTGTTCAGACCAATAATGCCATAAATTGTGTGCAATTAATGTTTGTCTAAAAAAGAAGTTAGCATATAAATTAATAAAAATATCTGCATCTTCTACAAGTTCTACTATTTTCTTAATATTTCCGTCATCGTTGAAATCTACGCCAGTTTCTCTACTAAAGCATACGCATTCATGCCCCTTAGCTTCTAGCCTATCTACAATATATTTGCATAGGTCCTTGTTTCTGTTGCCGGTCATGGCTATTTTCATAACATTTCCTTTGAAATTATATTTTCTATATTCTGTTGTCTAGCATTATCAAGGTATTTAGTAATATTTATAAACTGGTTATACAAATCGTCAGATGTGTCTCGTAACATAAAATTATAAATATTATCTATTTTATCTAAATGTTTGCCAAATACACTTTTGTTTTCTAAATAAGTATTGTAAATTTTTTCTTTATATTCTTTTTTTAAATTATTCACACACAGATAGCTAGGTAACATAAGCGTGATATAATTAATTTTATCAGAAGTTTTTATTAGTTCTTTATGTATTAAATGTAATTGATGTATATTTAAATTTTGAACCGTTACATTAAATCTTAAATTAATGTTAGGTAATTTTGAAAACTTTTCTATATTAGTTACACACATTTCATAAGTAAAATCTTTACTACCTCTAATATAATCAAAAGTATCAGTTATACCGTCAATGCTAACAATAAGTTGTAAATCTGCTATTATGCTAGCTGCTGCAACTAACCAGTTAGGTACTATTGTTCCGTTTGTAACAATTAATAAAGTTATCCTATTAGCATTAGGTAATTTTAAAAAGGAAGATACAAGTCGTTCAGTTTCTGGCATAATAAGAGGCTCACCGCCTTTTAACTCAATAAAAACGTTTCCCTTAATTGTACTAATAAACTCTACTAATTTATCTATGTCAGCATTCTTAAGCTGGTATGCTTTATTATCATCTTTCTCTTCTATCAGATTTTCTGCAACTAAACCAGCATGATCTTTATACCATTGTGTGCTATTCCTAGGATTGCACATTCTGCATTTTAAATTACAAAAGTTACCCATACTAATGTCTATCATAAAGTCATCTGGTGCTACCATAGGAACAGCATCGTAATATTGGCGTTTACTTCTAATGCCTCTGTCTTCGTCTAATTTACACCTAAAGCAACTTTCAGGAAAGTTATTATTTTCTAGTTCATTAGCAATGTCTGTAAATTTTATAGCATCAAAGTTTTTATATTCTGTAATATGCTTTTGTCTAACTTTGTTACGAGCGCACGGTCTAGTATACCCCTGAGGGTCTATCCAAAATCCGTTTGTGCTTGCAAAGCATTTCATTACAATTTCCTTTTAGGAATTTTGCTATCGGCGCTACTTACACAATTAGGAGTTGAGCAAATCATAGGTTTATCAAATAGTTTAAATCCTGTTTCGATATTTCCAAGAGGCACATCGTGACAACTATAACTTCGTTTAATACTTCCGTCAGGTTCTCTAATAATAATACCTTGATATCCGCTATTACATTCCCAGCCGTTGAAGTTATTAAAGTTAAACGCATTAAATCGTTCAGCTTGGTCCATATACCATTTTTTGCCGTCTTTATCTTCAAACTCAACTTGCATGTTCCACGGAACACTAGCATCATTTTTTCCGTGTATACCTTTTGGTACCTGAAAGCTAGGCTTTGGTCTTTCTGCCCATTTGCGTTTTACGTCAGTATATCCTCGTTGCGGCATACCATTCCATAACGTTTTAAGCATTTCGTCAGTATAGCCATCTACAACTCGACTAGCTGTAGGGTCGCTTTGAGGCTTTAGTGTTACGTTTATGCCTTGCTCGTGAAAGAATAAGGCGTTCTCCCAGTCACGTTCAAACCAGTCTGGAACCATGACCATGTTAATAGTAACTTGTATATCGTGTTCTTGACACAGAATTAATTTGTTTGCAAAATCTTGCATCTTTTCTTTTGTAGTTAGGTGCTCTGTGTGCAGGCTTGCTGTTATACTTGCTCTGTGAAACGGTTTAACTGCTTCTACATATTCTTCAAACCATTTCATATTGCGAGAGCAGTTTGATGTCATATGAACACTAGTGTAATTAGTATTACCAACATCATCAGCTAAATGCTCCAAAATATCCAAGTAACCGGGGTGAAAAGTAGGCTCACCGCCAGATAAGCTAAAATGAAAGCTATTAAAACCGTTATCACGAGCTTGCCTCTTTATTTCGTCAATTGTTTTTAAACATAATTCTGTAGGTCTATGATCCTTACGATCGCTTCTTGCATAAGGCCAGCAGTAGCTACACTTGTAATTGCAGAAACGACCAAGTAACCAACTAACGGTGAATAAGTCTCTGTAAAGGAGTGTACGCTGGCCGACACGTACGATATCGTCAAACGGAATTTTAGTAAAATCGTAATTGGACCATTTTAAATCTTCAGACATAATTTATTGTAACACCTTACATATTTTTGTCAAGTTTATAGAAATGTTTAACTAAATTTCTAACACCTAATAATTTTCTATTATACTTTGCTACATGTATACAAGAGGTTTGTTCAAGATCTAATAGTGTACACATTTTATCATATGCGCCTTTGTATTTGTTATTAATGTAATCAGGAGAAAATTTATTCATTTGCCATATGCCAATTTGCATATTAGATTTTACCAAATGCTGATATTCATTTTGCTGACGTATGTAACCGTCTTCATAATTTGAAAATCTAAGTCCAGTTCTCATGTTTCCTAGCCCTATACCTTTGCTTAAACTAAAAGCAACTTCTTTTATAGCAGGACTTGAAAAATCAAAAGTTATATTATTACACGTTCCAAACCAAGCACAATCTAACAAAATAGGTATATTTTTTTCCTCTGCGTCCTTTATCATGGTATTATACATTTTTGAAATGCTTCCGTTTCCACTAAAGGGCAGGCTTACAATAACCCAGTCGTCTTGTTCTAACGGCACGTACTTATCATTTTGATCTAATGGCATTATTTTGACAGATCTGCGATGATAACCGTATTCTTTAGAAAATACTCTTAATCTTTGTTTACTATATCTCAAATACGCTTCATCAAATGCCTGTGTTGTTCCAACAGTAACATCTTTAAAATTAAATCTTTCTAAATTTTTTATCGTATTGTTTTCAGTTGATAAAATCCAATTAGAAAATAAATCAACGTATTCGTCGTAAACTTCAAAATAACCTGGCTGAGATAGCCATTCATTCCAGGGTGCTGCTGCTAAATTTATCTGAAATTGATAATCATAAAGGGCCGGGTGTTTTTCCGGTGTTATTAATTTCTGTTCTATATAATCATTTATTTGTAGAGTATAATTCATAAGGATATTTGTTACCTCTAATATTATCAAGTTCTGTTACATATCTTATAAGTTGATCATAATTACTGCTCCAGTCTTCGCTATTCATATATGTAAGCACATAGTTCATCTGTTCTTTATACTGAGTATTTTCTACTGTTTCTAAATGACTTTTTATCTTATGTGTAATTTTTTCTTTTGCGTATTTAGGCAAAACACGCATGTTGAGATGGTCAGGATCATATACTATATCAGGAGCAATATGAACTCCGTCATACCAAGATGCTTTGCCGATCTTTTTAAAATTTGAGTGCGCAATGTAATTATAAAATTCAGGTATATATTCTATGTTAAGAGCACTTACCGCAGTATTAACTCTTATGTTTATATGCTCAGTAGTGTTGTCTAAAATATTTAAAGAATCTACCATGTCTTGCCATTTACTAGGAAAGCGTATATAGTCATTAAGTTCATCCAGTCCGTCTAAACTACACCATAAATCTACTCGTTTAAATTCATTCCACAATTCAAAAACTTTATTAGGCAGTTTTGTTATATTAGTATTATACTTTATAAAAATATTTTTACTGTATCCTTTTTCTACTAACTGCTCTAAAAGCCTATAATGTTTTTTGTGTAGTAGAGGTTCGCCTCCTGCGAATTGTAACATTCTTAACTTATTACCGTTCTCTTCTAGATAATTCCAAAGTTCATCTAACTCGGGCCATTTGAGATTAGGCAAACTATGATGAGAGAATCCTGTATTTTTATACTTGTCAAGTATTGCTGTGTCTTCTAACCACTTGCTAGAACTGTTTGGATTACACATTACACATTTTAAATTACATAAATTACCTAGTCTTAGATCATAACTAACAATGTTATCTTCTACACTACCATCGGCGGCTGTGCTATTGATTAGTTCGTCGATATTAAAACGTTTTTGCCAATTTGCTAGTTCTCCAAGACGCTTACTATGCGTATCACCGTTTGCTTCTTTATCCCAGCAGGTAAAACAAATATCTGGTCGTTCTCCGTTTAGCATTGCCTGACGTAGTTTTCTGACGTGTTCGCTGTTCCAATATTCTTTTATGCCTTCTTTGTGTATTTTATATCTATGTTCAAACTCTTTCGAAACACAGCAAGGGCGCAATGTTCCTGTAGTGCTAGCAAACAGGTGTATCCAAGGTAATATACAAAATGTATTTTTACTTGACATATTCTTTTATGATCTCATATAATTCTGGAGCAACATCTTTAAAATTCTCATTTCTTATATTATCCAAACGCATTGTATATTTCCAAAATTTGTCTAATTCGTCACTCCAATCTTCGGCTATCATCATATCATAATAAGATTCTAGTATCTTTTTACTGGCTTTTTTATAAGCATCTTTCATAGTTTCGTCTAAATTAGCAGTCATTAGATAATTATCTAACCAAATATAATATTCATTGTATTTTGTTTTTACAAAATCTTTTGCTTCTTTAGGTAATATTTTAGTATTAAGAAATCTAGGATTATGCAAAGGATGAGGATTGAGTATCGGCTTGCTTGTATTAACACCAATTTTTTTAAAATTTTGCTGTATAATCCATTTCATAAAGTCGGGCAAATAAGCAACATTATAAACTTGAATAGTGCAAGCTATCCAGGCTCTAATATCGCCAGGGGAGTTGTCTATTTTGTGTAAGTTTTCAGCGAGCTTTTGAAAATTACTAGGATTTCTGATATAGTCATTTAAATCTCCTACTGCATCTATACTAATACCTAGTTGCACTCTTTTAAATTTAGGCCAAATATCCCATGCACGTTTTGGAACATTAACTAGATTAGTATTATATTCAACAATTATATCTTTTGCATAACCTAGATCTATGCATCGTTCTAATAGATCATAATGTTTATCTATTAACAACGGCTCGCCACCTACTGTGTGTATTTGCCTAATATTAGGAATATTTTTATCAATCTGTTGCCAAAATTCATCGCTATCAAACCAATTATAATCATCATATTTTACAATATATCGGTTTTTTTCGTTTTTTATTAGCTCTACTTTTCCATGGCTATCGTCAAAAGTCTCCTGTCCCCAAACTTTTACATGATCCTCATACCACTGATGGCTGTCTGTGGGTCCACACATTCTACATTTGAGATTACAAAAATTTCCAAACCTCAAATCATAATACATAACCGGTACTTCTTCAGTATTAATTGATCCGTCAGATTTTGTTATTGCCTTTGCTTTGTCAAAATTAAATCTATTATTCCATAATTCATTTTCATATTGTCTACGAGAATTAACACCGCTTGCATCTTCTCTATCACATCGTATACAAGCTTCATGATCAGTGCCTTTTAGCATACTTAAACGTACTTGTTTAGCTAGATCTGAATTCCTAGCTTCGTCTAAATTATCGTATTTTGCGTTGTAAGCGGTGCCGTCTTTTTTACGATGTATACCTTTAGATATACTAGTGTTTGCTTGACAGCAAATTCTGATATCGCCATTATTGCGCACTGCTTCGAAAATCCAAGGTAACGGACAAAATTTATTATTCATATATATGCACCCATGGTCCTTTTAAATATTCACATTTTACATCTTTTATTGCAGATAATACTTTCTTTCGTTTACGTTTTTTTTCAATATTAGAGTTTGGTAAGTTTAAAAATATGTGATCATAAGTAAATATATTTTCAAAAATTCTTGTTAAATTGTCAAAGTCTGACCCTACATCTATGACTATTAAATTATAGTGCATCTTTTCATTACGATAAGACTGAAATGAATTCAATATCACATTTACATTTGAATTTAATTTCGAATATCTGCGTTTCCATTTATCAAAATATTTAAAGTCTGTTAAATAGTGCTCGTCAAAGTTATCATAGGTAGTAATTCTTGAATTAATAAAAGTATCTTGCAATACCAATGTATAATCAAAGCATAAATGACCTATTTCTAATTTATCATGAAAATTAAAATATTTTTCATATTGCGAGTGTAGATAATCGTAATCTGCTCTCATACCGTTTAGTATATTGTAACTCATTTTAATATCTCATCAAATATTGGGAAGATATTTACAAATTTATCTTCCCAACCTCTTTGTTTATTAATTAAAGTCAGATACTCACGTGTTTCTGGTAGTCTAGCACTCCAGTCTTCTGCGTTCATAAAATTTATAATACCTTTAAATCTTTTTAAACCATAAGGTGCATTTAGGAATTCTTCTTTTGTAATGCCTGCTTCTTTAACTCCTGTAAATTTATCCCAATTATCTTCAATCCAAGGATAAAACTCATTTTCATACTTAGCTTGTATTTGCTGTTTGATGTGTGGCGGTAAAACTTTAACATTTAATTGAGGTGGCCAATATGCAAAGTGCATGTTAATTCCGCCGGCGCCAAATGGCCATTTGTTAATTTTTCGAAATCCCTGTTCTACTTTCCATTTTGTAAATTCAGGTATATAAGGAACATTTAATGCCATAAGTGTTGTAGCTGTAGTTATTTCTACATTGTCTGTTGTTTCGTCTAGTTGCCAAAATACTTCTTCTTGATGTTTCCATTTAGAAGGATAACGTATATAGTCATTTTGTTCACCGTAAGCATCTATACTATAATGTAATCTTACTCGTTTAAATTCAGCCCATATATCAAATAGATCATCGCGCCATTCTACAGCGTTTGAATTATATCTTAGTTCTATATTTTTTGCATATCCACGCTTAATACATTCTTCTAATAGTTCATAATGTTCGTCAATAATTAAACTTTCGCCGCCTGCAAAGTAGAGCTGGTACATATTAGGCACTTGATCCATAAGTTCGTTCCAGAACCGAGAGTTATTTTTGTGCCAATTATAACTTGCACCGTGATTACGTCCTTTATTATCCCAGCCGCTTGTGCCTTTAAGGTTTTCATTTTCTATTTTGGGATAGATATCTTTCCAATCCTTTATCCAACCACTGCTATCGTGCGGACTACACATAACACATGCAAGTTGACATTTTGTTCCCATTCGTAAGTCGATGTAGCGAATTTTAGTAGGTATACTCCCGTCTTCCTGTGTTTCAGAAATTAATTGCTCAAGGTCATATCTATTTCCCCAGTATTCAGTTTCCCAATTTCTTTTACTTAGGTGTCCAGATTCTTCTTCTTTATAGCATTTTAAACAACTAGGAGGCTTTTCTCCACGTAACATCATTTTCCTAACATTACGCATATACGAACTGTTCCAAGCTTCTTCTAAACTTGTGTGATTAAAATTTGCAGGAGTACCGTTGTCGTTTTTAACTACTCCTACTTCACCGCCGCCGATCTTTTTAGAGCTGTTTGGATCTTGTACACTACTAGCATTACTAGTGCAACAGGTTCTCATTTTACCATCAGGTCTACTACTTAAATGAAGCCAAGGCAAAGCACAAAATGTTTTAGAAATATTACTGGTCATACAATTACTTATGTTATTAAAACAGATTTAATGGATAAATTGATTGCTATTCTTAAAGCCTCTAAATTTATTCATTTGTATTGTGATCCTACTAAATCAAATTCTTGTGAACATTTCATTGCACACACTTTAAGTTTGCCATTTGAGCAACCTTTGGTTGACCAACTTTTTTCTATAGCTTCAAAAATACCTGTGTCAAAAACTTTTTCAAGTCCTACCTTTTTTGCATTAATAGAATCTTTACCGCCAGCCTTGTTTATAAATTTCCATATTTGTTCTACTTTAGGATCTTTGTGCCACCATTTATACATACGGCCGGCTGTCCAGCAACAGGGCAATGCTAGTCCTTCTGCACTTATATATAAACTACCTGTTGATTTAACCCTACAAGTAATTTCTGATACATCATAAAAATTGTCCATAGATCCGTATTTTTCTAATATTAAATCTCGTTTTTGTAATGCTTCGTTTTTTAAGCTTTCTTTTTTTGGTTCTTTTAAAAGTGTTGTTTTTTTACCTTTTCGATTAATTGCTTGATGTTCGTCTTTTTTCTCTGACGAGTGGCTAGTTATAAATCGAGCACTTTTCTTTACAATAAATTTTTCAAAACCCCACTCGTTAGACATTTGACGGGCTTCTTCAATTTGATGTTCGTTATAATCAAACACAAGAAAATCCCAACGTGCCCTGCCGCCAGCACCTATAAAACTGTCAATGGCACGTTTTACTTTGTTCCATTGTACACCTTGTCTGTATAAATGATTAGTATCTTCTAACCCATCGACACTGAAGATAACTGTACCGTGTCTGCCAATAGTCTTAGCTAACTCTTGCCACCATTGTTCGTCTCTAGCGCCGGCGTTTGTATTCATACTAAGCCATATATTAGGATTATGTTTTCTAAAATATTTAAAAGTTTCTAATAAATCTTCAGCAATAATCGGGTCGCCGTGGTTTCCGCACATCTGTATTGATTCTAATTGTAATATAAAATTAGGAGAAAACATATTTTTAATATCTTCGATTTTTAATTCATCAAGATTCAAATAAGGATTTAATTCTCCTCCATTCATATTTCTATCACACATACTACAAGCTGCTTGACAACGCTGTGTGATCTCTAAATGTATTTGTCTGATATCTTCTAATTTATACATCGTGTACCAACTTTATATTCTTGCCAGGGCCAACTTTACTTGGTAAGTTACCATATTCTTCTATATACCATTCTATTACAGCGCGATACCAATTTTGACTATCGTGATGTGCTTGTTTATTAAACTGCCAAATATTGTTATTAGTTGCTTGTATTGTAGCTAAAGCACGAGCACTTTCTTTTTGCAATTCTCTAAGACTTAAATCTTTTATACTACTTTTTTCCAATTAGCATGTACCTCGAATATTTTTCTAATTCTAATTCACCTGAATAAATTAATGTAGACATCGATGCCATTTCTTTGAAGCTATCTATACTATCTACACAATTTACATGTTCTTCGACTTCATAAAAATTATTACTTTGTAGTACTACTAGCTTACCATCTGGAATTTTATCATACCATTCTGCAAAGTTTTTAATATGCTCACAACTAGTGTTAATAATAGTGTCAGGCATTTCTGTTAATTCTAAACTTGTGCCATTTGATCTGTATGTGGTGTGAGTTGTAGGGAAATCCATATCTAATATATCAAGTGTACTTGCTTTAAATTGCCAGCCATTCATTACCCAAGGACGATTCATTGTATCAGCAACAGATGCACAGCTTCTGTCAATATCAAAACTTCTAATTTTTTCAAATTTATCTATTGCCTTTTCAAACATTAACGCTGCTAGTGTTCCGTACCAGCCTGCACATATAAAAACCGTTCCTAAGTTATCTGGTAGATGTTCTATTAACCATAGTTTGCTTTTTAATTGACCCAAACTAAAAGCATCAACCATTGCTGTTTCACTTTGAGGGAATTTATTTAAAGTTCTTTTCATTTGAGAAATAGCTTGATTGGTCGGATATAAAAATTCTAAACCGTTAAGTAAATTAACTGTATTGCTCATTAAATTGCTCTCTTAAAAATTCAAAGTCATTTATTCTATGTAAATCGTTCGGAGATTCTCTATAAGTTTCTCCGTATTTTGTGCCAGCAAGCGAACCTTGGATAGCATACTCTCCAAAAGGACGATCTTTACCTATAGTTTGCCATATGTGTAATCTTTTATTAGTTTCATTGTCCTTTTGTCTATCAATTACTTTCGAACTTAATTTACAACATTCTCTAAATGCACTTTTCCATGTATTAAACGGATCTGTATTAAACATTGTAATATTTGATATTTCATGTACAGGTTTAAACTTGTCTGAAATACTTGTAGTCATATCAGGTTTTGACGTATCCATATTTTTAGTCATTCTAGTTGGAAATAGTTTTACACCACCATAGCCGTACACTAGATCATTAACAGGATTAATACTACGCCACACATGAACCGTATCTAGATTCCATGGGCCTGCGTCATACTCAAAGTTAAAATCATCAACTATCTGTGCATCGCCGTCAACGATCCAAAACATTTTAGTAAAACATTTTTTAGCAGCGGCGATGTGTGCTTGATGTATGCCTTTTACACCATGCACTCGTTTGGCCATAGGAAACTTTGCTTTTAATCTTTCAAAGTTTTCGTCAGCATTTGGTTCTTTATAACTAATAAATACTATATCATACATTATATTATTATACTGCCGTTTAGATTATTTGTCAAGATACTTTTGCATCCATGGAATGTAGTCTAATATGTCAACACCTCTAAACTTATCAGACCGTTTTGTATTTGTTAAAAATGCCTGCCATTGTTTTTCTTCTCGCGGCTGATTAACATAACTTTTTAAGTTTAAAATATCAATCACAGGATCTTTTGCCCAATCGGGTACTAAATCAGTATTAATATAAAACTCATACTGCTCATCTAGCATAGCATTTACTATTTCTTTTTCTTCTTCTGGCAAATGACATACATTTAAATAAGTAGGCTCAGTAACCATGTTAAAGCTAGGTGTTAATTTTTGAAAACCTATATTTGTGTGTAATTCACTGCTATAAAAGTTTCGAGTTTTAAAGTTTTTCATGCTCCAATTTAGTAGTTGAGGCAAATCGTGGATATTTAATAAACTAATTGTAGTATGTAAGTGAACGGTTAATTCGCCTCGGTGTTGTGCATAGTCTGCTAGTTTTTGACTATTACGTTCAATGTTTTTCCACTTACTGGGAAATCTTACATAATATGCCAAATCTCCGTAAGCATCAACACTAAGTCCTATATTAATACTTTTAAAGTTGTCCCATAAGTCTAACAATGTATCTGGAACGGTTGTTCCGTTAGTATTATAAGTTAGACGAATATTTTTAGCATACCCAGACTCTACTATTTTTTCTAACCAATCATAATGTTCTTTTACAACTAATGGTTCACCGCCTATAAAGTTAATACCTTTAAGATTAGGCAGTATACTTGCAAAGTAGTCATTTTCAAAGCTATACTTATACCAGGGCTCGCTAGCAGTTTTTTCAATATGTTTGTAACTGAATAAATCCCATTTAGTTTCTTCAAATTCTACATTTTTTGATTCTTCGATCCAACTATGACTACAATAAGGGTTACAACTACGGCATTTAAGATTACACTGATTTCCTAGTGTTATATCTAGATATTCAATAGCGTCTTCTGTAATAGATCCATCTTCGTTCATTTTTTCAAAATTAAAATCAATGCGATCTTGATTTAATTCGTTATGACTTTGTCTATAACTTTTTATACCAGATTCTTCCATTTTTTGGCATGCACTACAAATGTCAGGCCATTCACCGTTTCGTAATTGTTGGCGTACTTTTTTTAACGCAGCAGTATTAACAAAGTCATTAACGGTGTGTGCTATTTCATATTTTCTATGTGGCGGTCCTAGATTTTTGTTTCTTTCTTCATCGTATTTGGTTGTGTAAGTGTCTATGTCAAACAGAGCTGGTGCTGCACAACATGGGCGAGATCGACCATCAGAAGTAATACTTACTCCTTGCATAGATTGATAACAATATAACGGTTTCTTTTTACTCATGAAATAAGACCTTCGTATCCGGGTTTAGCTTTTGCTATATTAAAATCTGCTGCACAATGGCAATGTCCTTTAGGGCATATGATAGATTTAGTACTAGCCTCGTCAAATTTACCTTGTACTATGTTTCCTACAATAGGGCCGACACCACAACTTGCCTGTTGTATTTTACCATTTGGGTGTATATGTAAACTTTCGTGTATATTACATGTCCATCCTTTAAAAAAATTCTTGCGATCAACAATTATTTCATTTGTATCTATATCGCCAATTGTATCATCTTCATAATGAATTCGTGCCCAGGCATAGTTAGACATTTTTTCTACAGGTATAGTTTGTTGTGCATCAGTTGTATGTGTTTCAAAGAACTTGATATGCTCTGGATCATCGTAATGATACGGTTCAGTACTGGGTCGTAATTCGTCATATACAGGCGCATATTCAATGCGATAGTTGTCGCACTCTGTTTTTAATCTTTCTGCAATATCTATGCACTGCTGAAAATAGTCTTTGTGCATCATAATACGACTGCATAGATAATTCTTTTTGTCTTGTAAAAACTTATAAGTGTCTACGTACTTGTCGTCTTTGGACCATTCAGCATGGTAACTTGCAACTACATCATCAAACAAATGATGATTTTCTTCCCACCAACTCAAAGGTTTTGAAAAGTTTGTGTTAATGCCTACACAACTGCCTGGAAACTCTACTAGTTCTCTAAAACGTGTTACAACAGGAATAAGACCTTTCCAAAACGTAGGTTCGCCGCCACTAAGGAATAGTTTAAAATATTTAAAGCCCCGTGATTGATAGTGTACAATAATGCGTTCTAGTGTTTCTACAATTAGGTCAACGTCTTGTTCATTTTTATTACGACCTGCCCAATTCCATTCACTGCAATATGTGCAACGAAAATTACACCAGTCGTTAACTTGCCAAACTAGGTTGACCCACTTTTCTTTTGCATGCACAATTGCTTTAAAATCTTTCATTATAAATCCAATACGTCCTTAAACTCTGGGAATATATCGTTAAATTTAAACTTTCTATATTTGTCATTTATAGATATAAACTGCTTCATTTTTGTTAAATGTTCTTCAGAGTATTTATCGGTATTAAGTGTGTAGTTAATTATTCTCTGTACAGCATCTTTATGACGCAATGTGTTTAGCTCTTGTAGCTGTCTAACGGTCTCGTCTCTAATTTCTTTGGGCCACACACAGCTATGTATCTGATCCGGATGCTCTAAAAATAAAGGAACAAAATCTATACGTCTAGTTTGTTGAGACTCAACCCATTGAATTAAGCGAGCAACATCAAAAACATTCCATGCTTGATATACAAAATATATTTTAAGCTGTACTTTACTAGGAAGTTTCTGTGCTAGTGCAAAGCTCTGTTCTACTTTTTTCCAGTCTGTCGGATAACGAATATAGCTATTTCGCATACCGTAACCGTCAATACTCATCTGTATTTCGCTTTGGTTAAAGAATTCCAATTTATCATAAAACTCACTAGGCCATGTGGTCATATTAGTTGTCCAACAAACATAACAATCTTTGTTGCCAACTTCTACTAATTTATCTATAACATATCTATTAGCATCAATAAGTGTAGGTTCTCCGCCTGTAAGATATAAACGCTTTAGTGTAGGTGCAACAGCATCAATAAAGTCTCTAAATTCTTGTGTTTCAAACCATTTCCAATCAAATGCTTCTACACTTTTAATTTCATGATTCCATTGATTAGCAAGCCACTCAGGTACTTGCTCTTTACTCATAATCTTTTTGCGTTCTTTATAAATGTTATCGCTACTGACACTCCAACAACTATTACATTTTAAATTACAATGATTGCCAAGACGTAACTCTAAATGTGTAGGATTATAAACTTCTGTATTAGTAAGAGGATAAGTTTTGTTTGCCCACTGGCGACTGCTTTCTAGGCCTTTTTGTTCGTGTTCATAGCAACGATTACATTCTTTAAGAGGCAAGCCTTTTAACATACGATCACGAACTTCTTGCATATGCGTACCGTACCAAATTTCTTTCCAGCTGTCTTTACCTAGTACAGCAGGTTTGTCATCTACTTCGATATAATCTTCGCTATAGATGTGACAACATAACTTACATCTACCATCTGTATTAGTATGTAAGTTTATCCACGGATATACACAGAATGTGTCTTTTATCTCGTCCATTTACCAGAACCCTGCCAATCATATGTGAAACTAAAATCTAATTGTCTAGTTTTAATAAAGTCTTCACTAATATTCCAAAATGCTTCTTCGCTCCACGCATTGTGCGGATCTAGACCTTTTTTATTAGGATCGCCCTTCCACGCAAGTTTTCTTGCTCTAACAGCACTATTACTAGTATCTTTAGTAAAAATTGTAATTTGCCAAACTGGGCCTTCAGGATCAGCAGATACATATTCTTTACCTTCATGATCAGTCCAGCGTATGTCGTTATACTCCTCTTCTGGCTTTACTTCTTGTTGAAAATCCCATTTAAAGTCTGCATTCCAATTACCATTGTCGTCTATTTCAAATAAGTACTCTGCATCTAAAGGTATACTGCCGCGTTTACCCCATTCTTCTACATCAAGTTCCTTATCAAATATTAGTTGAAGTTTATATCCGCCACGGGTTCTCCAAAGAGCTCTTAAGAAAGGCCATATTTCATTTACTAAACTATCAGCAAAATTACTAATATTAGGTTTTATAATATCATAGTCAAAATCTTCATAATCGTATTCTATATCATACAATCTGTCAGGGTCATTAAATTCTATTCGATAGTGGTCTCTAGCAAGATTAGGTCTAGTAGGTTTACTACATGTAAGATCAGTTTGTAAAAAATCAGTATAGATACTAAAACATTTATTTTTAATCATTTTATGAGCAATACTTGCTTTAAAATCTTTAGTAATCCAATGATTATAATAATAGTACGGAAGGAGATTAAACTTCTCAAAGTTCTGTCCTACAATAGTATCAACACCTACTATGAACCCTGTTCCTTGACTAATTGATATCAGCCCTTGATTTCTAATACGATACATAAATGTTAAACTATCTTCAAACTCTTTCGGACCTTCATTTGGAAAACCTACAATCCAATTAGTCATTGCTTGTACACCGGCAGCATGTCCATCACGGAAGTTGGCTTCCATTTCTTCTATCTTAACACGCTTGTCCATTAAATCTAAAACTTTTTGACTGCCGCTTTCGATTCCATAGTTAAGTACTTCACAGCCTCCTGCTTTTAAGTCTCTAAAATACTCGGCGTCCATACGTCCGTCACATCGAGAATAGCCAGTCCAATGAATATCTAGACCTTTTTCTGCAACACCTTTTACAAATGCACGCAATTCATGGAGATTACCATTTACAAGGCTATCGATAAACCAAAACACATTTGTACCATGTTCGTAATACATATATTCTACTTCTTTTAAAGTGCTTAATGCATTACGCTGTCTATATTTCCAAAAATGTGTTTCTTCACAAAATGTACATTTAGCTGTACATCCTCTAGAAATTTCGCAAAGTGCGCCATTAGGAAACTTGTATTGATTAAAATCAAAATCGCTGTAGTCAGGCAACGGCAAAGTGCTTAGATTATAACGTTGATTTTCAGGCTGACGAACAAACTTGCTGTTTTCATTCTGATCGTTGTATTCAATATCTTTTTTATCTTCTATTGATTGTAGTATATCTAAGAATGCCTTTTCGCCTTCACCGTTCACAACATAATCAAAAGTTTCATGTCCTTTAAAAAAACTATGATGTGTTGCACTTCCGCCTACTACAATAATTAAATTAGGTTTACGTTTTTTTAATTCTTTTGCAACGTAAACCGAAGGTTCAAAATTACAATAATATAAACTCATTCCAACAACATCAGGATTTTTTTCTAGTATTTTATCAATCATACTATCAAAATATGGTTGTAGTATGGGATGCAAATCTTGGTAGTACAAATCGCCAGTCCAATGAAAATCACGCAATGGATCCCATGGAAAGAAATCTATTTTATCTTGGCAATTATCTAAGAAGTAATTATATGCTCCAGCATTTAAGTCATAACTTTTACACGAATAGCCTGCATTTTTTGCAGCAGCGGCCAACTTTGCTATGTTATATGGCGGGAAGTTAGGGTCCCATTCAGGCAACATAGTAAGTGCAACTTTTGTATGCCGATTAATATCATATTCTATTTTTAGCTCGTCTAATCCTTTTTGTACAGGGCGACTATATTTTTCAATTACTTTAAGTGTAGCAACATGCTTATCTTCTTCAACAATAGGAGAAGATTTAACAGGCTTTTGTCTATTTTTATCACTTAAATCAAAGAATGTTTTTGTTTTTGTCATTGTAAACCTTGTAGTTCTGGAAATATATCAAATACATCTTCATTGCGAAGCTTGTCTAATCGTTGTGTTTTAAAACGCCACATAGGAATTTCTTTAGTTCTGTCTGTTTCAAGATATTGTAAAATATTTTTATAGTCTTGTTTTACACTATCTATATTTTCAAATTGATCTAGATAGATTAAATGTTCGTCATATCTTTTGCGTATCACATCCTTTTCTGCTTCAGGAAGAATTTGTAAACGCATGTATGTAGGGTCGAGTAAAATATTAATACGTATGTTTTGAGGTTCTAATAATCCTTCTTCAATCCATTCTTTGTGGAAGTCAGGTAAATTAAGAACATTATACACGCTTACCGTAGGCGTTAATTCAAAGTATACATGGGGACATTGTTCTAACATATCTTTTCGATTTTGAACAACTTGTGACCAATCCATGTTTTTGCGTAAATATTCTGCTCTGGCATGATTTGCATCTAAACTTGCTGCAACTCTTATATGCTCAAAACTATTCCAATATTCAAATGCTGTTTTGCGTTTGTAGAACATTTGTGTAAAATTAGTAGTATAGTCCATACGAACATCACGATTGCCCATTTCAATCCATTTGTCTAGGATTTGATAATGTTCTTTTGTAATTAACGGTTCGCCGCCTGCCCAATAAACACGTTCTACACTTTCGAGAAGTGGATCTAACTCGTCCATAAAGCTTTTCATTTCGTCGCGAACTTGTAGAATCTTAGGATGTCCCGGGTCGCCATGAGTAGCTTTATGATCTTCAAACCAACTACTACTAAACTGCGGGCCGCAACTGCGACATTTTAGATTACACAAGTTACTGAATCGTATATCCATGTAGTTTAAACTTACATCGCCTGCACTACCGTCAGGTCCTGTCTGCATTACTTTATCCCAATGATGTTTAAAATTTTCATTAGAGCTTAATCGCAATGTATTCATATTGTTTTCTTCAAGTTCATAACAACGTCTACACTCGGGAGAGGCTGCACCGTTTAGCATATTAAGTCGAAGCTGACGCATTTTGTCACCGTTCCAAATATCTTGCAACGATTCTTTTTGTGTATCTCCTACAGGTAAGTCTGGATCAGCTAAACAACAGGGATATGTTGTTCCAGCAGGCCAAAGATGCATATGCACCCACGGTAACATGCAAAATACCTTATCCTCTTTTTTAATCATATAACTCTCTCATTTCTGGAAACACATCTACAAAATTTTCTTTTCTTTTCTCGTCAATACGTTGCATTTCTCGTTTAAATTCAGGAATTCTATCACTATTATCATTTGCCCACATAAAATCAATAACTTTTTGTAGACTATCACGCATATGGTCTTGAGAACCTTGATCCATTTGTTCGTATTTAGAAAAGTCTTCTATTAAGTTTATTATACGCTCTTCTGCAATATTTTTCAAGTGTTTTGGTAAAATTGTGCAACTTAAATATTCAGGAGTAATTAATAAGTTGTTAATATTCATTTGAAAGTTATAAACAAAATTATTATCAAAGCAGTATCTAATGATATCAGCTAAGTCCATTATATTTAAAACACTAATAGTAGGATTAGGTTTGAGTTTTAAGTTAGGAACATTGTCACGCATCCACAATAAGTTATCGTAAATTTTTTGCCAAGGCTGACCATGTCGTGTGTATTCTGCTTTTAGACCGATTTGATCAAAACTTACATAATAATCTATTTTATCAAAATGTTTCCAATAGTCTTTAATATGTTTATTTTTAAGACCTAGTCTACTAGCATTACTATTATAAGTTAATCTAGGTTTATGTCCCCGTTCGATTAACATTTCTAAAAGTCGGTAATGCTGTTCCATGAACATACTTTCGCCGCCTGTAAAATAGACCTCTTCGATATTAGGAAGTAGTTCTTCTATTTCTTCCCAAAGATTAGGATGGTTAATTTCAACAATATGCGGTTTACCATACTCGTCTTCGCCCCATTTACTACTAAAATGAGTGCCGCAACTGCGACATTTCATATTGCATAAATTCGAAAATCTTACATCAAAGTAACTAATGTTAAGTTTATCTACTGTACCGTCTGCCTGAGTGGTATCAACAAGGTCTTTATGATGTGCATAGTCTTTATTCATTTTGTGGCGATAGGACAATATTCCCTGTTCTTCGTACATAAAACATTTACGGCATCCTTCAGTAGGTGTATTCTCTAACATTTTAAGACGAAGTTCTTTCATCTTTTTACTATTCCACACACCTTTTAAACCGCCTTCGTTAATATTTCCAATAGGCGTTTGCCAATCATATATACAGCAAGGATAAGCATCCCCTGTTTGCCAGACACTCATATGCACCCAAGGAGCCATGCAAAAGTGTTTTTCAAATTTATTCTTCATTTAGCCACCTTTGTTTATGTTCTTTAGACACATATGTCTCATAGATATATTTAAAATGTGGTATTTCCTTCCATTTATCTGTATACCATAACTTATAGCTGATTTCTATAGCAAAATATTTTGGATCAAATGTATCCTTTTCATTCATAAAGTTAATTAAGTTATACATTTTACTAGAAATATCATCAATTGCGTAATGGCTTACATTATTATGCATGTCGCGTGTTTTGATTTGTTCAGCCCAACGAGAAAGACGTTCGGACATATCTTTCTTAACTTCAGGAGGTAAACTAGTAATACTAAACGGAGTAGGAGTATATGCTATGTTTGTTGTAAACCAAGTGTCTTCTTTTACGAGATTATGTTCTAGTATATAATCGTACATAGTAGTAATATGATCTATATTTAATATAGAAATTGTACTATCATAATTTAGTCTTATGTTTTCATAAGGTAATAGAGTTTTAATATTTTCTTCTAGTATGTTCCAGTTAGTTCCGTGCCTAATTAAATTTGCACGTTCACCTACAGCATCGATACTCATGCCTAGCTCTATATTATTAAAATTTTTCCAGTATTCGTAAATTGGTTTCTTTTTATAATATAGATTACTTAAATTAGTGTTATAGCGAAGTTTAGTGTCAGTAACCTTTTTTTCTTCTAGCAGTTCAAGTAACTTATAATGATCGTCCATTATTAATGGTTCGCCGCCTGCAAAGTAAATCTGATGACTATCTTTTAAGTGCGGTTCTAATTGCTTAATAATATCTACTTTTGAATGATTGTTAATTTTGCTATATTTGTGTTGAGAGTTAAATGTTCTTCCGTTTGCTTCGGCATTTTCTTTTGCCATTTGTACCCATTTTGTACTAAACACTGGGCCACAACTAGCACACGCAAAGTTACATTGATTACTAAATCTAACATCTATATATTTTAATTTAAATTTATCAACAGAACCGTCATCATTCGTTTCATCAATAATATCAACATATTGTCCAAAATCTCCGTTTGCAAAAGTTCGATAGCTAGGAGATCCAGATTCTTCTACTCCATGACATCGTCTACAAATAGGGTTTTTTATTCCATTCAGCATATCCAAACGAAGTTTATTCCAGTCATCGCTATTGAATATTTCTTCAAGAGTCTTATCTTTTGTATTTTCGTTAATAGTATCTTGTTCAACGGTACAACACGGAAAGGTTCTGCCGTCGGGTTCAGTATACATATGAATCCAAGGAAAGATGCAGAAACTGCCGTCTTTCACTGCATCAAGAAAGTCAGCTTTTTGTTCGTCACTATATTTCATGACGTAGCTCTTAACAATTTTTCTTCAATCGGCTTCCAACTAATTTTGCGTGTCATAAAATTATTCCAATTATGTTCTATACATTCCCAGTACTTATTTTTAATTAGATACTTAAAATTATCTAATGGTCTTTTTTCTAAAGTTCTAATTAACGTTACAGCATCTTCGTATGTTTGAATTGTTTCCATGCCAAAAAAACTTTCAAATGTTTTATATCCTCTAGCTCTTAACGTTTCATTCATTGCCGGATTACCAACAAGTATAAACGGGTGACAATGTACTATTGCCTTAAAAGTTTTTTCAGTAAGAAAGTTTTCTACATCTAGACTTTCTGTAATAATACTTATTAAGCTGTTGTGATAATACGGTAAAACTGAATCACTATGCCATATTACTTGGTCTGAAGGTTCATCTAGTTTTCTATCTTGGTAGATTCTTGGTTCATTTACAATTTTTTCTGTTAAATTACTAGGCATTTTTTTGCATTCGTTTCTAATCCATGCTACTAAACTATCTTTGGTATAATTTTCAGATTTGGCAATAGACGGAATATGATAGCTGACATAGCTGTCATCTATTAATTTAGTATCTAATAAACTTTGATACCACCACAGACGATGACCTTTTAAATTCCTATTTAAAGTTAGCGCCTTTTTATTAGCAGTATCAATTGTTTTAAGCTTTTCCTCTGGAGTTATAAACGAAACGTCAGAAAAGTGTTTTAAGTGGTGTCTGTATTGTGCTTCCCACCATTCCGGGACACTTACAAATTTTAATCCATTAACAATTTTGTTATTATATTCTTCACTACTACAAGTAAAAATAATTTTTTCTTTTTTTATTCCAGACTGATCAATAATTTCATACAATTCATCTGGCCTAAATGTAGCTTCGTGTGGACTATACATCCACAGATAACTATTGCTATCATTATTAATTGTATCAATAGTTTTTTTGTCGTTAATCCATATATTAGGACTAGCGTCAGGAAAATAGCATAAATTAAAATAAAGTTTTAAGTCAGTTGCTGGAAGTAAAGGTAATAAATCTTTTTTTACTAAGCAATTATAATCAAAATCAGTATAAAAGCCTAGCACGGTTTCTATACTCATCACAGCCCAATCGGGAACTTTTACACTAGACGAACTATAAATGTCATTGTGTACATTTTCAACTATAATATGTAGCTGTCTTTTATTCATTAAGGAAGCCGCTAATTTGTAGAGTTATTTTTGGTTGTAACCCTATATTGCCGCTTACATGAAGAATACCACTATCCCAAAGCCAACCTTCTCCTTGTTTCCAATGAGTATGACTCTGCCAGTCTTTGTTTGTGTCTTGATATTGTATTACATGCCCGACTTTCCAGTCTTCTAAATACATATTAGCACGTACTTTAGTACGAGTATCATCAGGATACATATTATTAATTTTAAAGAATGTATCTCTGTGTACCGTAATTACATTTCCAGGAGGTTGCAGTATACTACTCACGGTTACAACTTCCATATTCATTTGACGGCCTAGTTCTTCGTAATCAACTTGATCTTTATCCCACCATAGTTGTTGAATACGTGTGTTGTCTTCATGATAGCTTTTTGGAAAGCCACCAGCAGACTCGTGTATATCTTCTTGTTCTCTTACTTGATACGAAATACAACTTCCGTAATGTTGATCATAATCTGCATTTAAAAATACATCAAAATCGTAATCTAAATTAACTGCTCTAAGTAACATGCTTATCTCCTGAATATTAGTTATTTATTTGCTGCTTTCTTACACTGATGGAAAAATTTAGCCATTTCAGGAAATGTATCTTGATAGTTGATATTTCGACGACGGTCTTGTTCTTGGAAAAAGTTATGAAAGTCTTTTCTGCCTTCTTGAATACGTTCTTCTGGGTACTCTGCTGTACGCATGTAGTCAACTACACGGCGAAACTTTTCATATTCTAGGGTACTAAATGCATGTTTGCTGTCATCATCTAAATTGTCTTTAATAAATTGTAAATGACTTTCCATATAAGGCATGTAATCTTCTTTAGGAAGAATATTCATATCATATTGTAGAGGTTCTTTGAGATAGGGTGTATCGAAATGAATACGTTGCCAGCGATGTGTTTCAATATTATTATATTTTTTACGCCATTCTAAAATCTTTTCTAGCAGGCTTTGGAATGTTGTAACACTAAAAATATTAAATGTAATCATAAATGTTAAAGGAGCAGTAGTATTTTCTAAGAAGTAATCCATGTTACGTTCAAATACTTCAATATCTAAACCATCTCGAATGTATTCTGCACGTTCTCCCCATGTGTCAACACTAGTAAACAACTTAAATTGTTTAATTTTATCTTGACTTAATAAGCTGTTTACACTATCAGTAAATTTTTCTAGTTGTTTGGGCTTGCCGCCTAGGTTAGTATTAACATTAAGTTCTAGATGCGGCTTGGGATCTTTTTCTAGTAGATCAAACAATTTGTAAGTACTGGTTTGAATAGTTGCTTCGCCGCCTGTAATACGCAAAATGTTTAGTGTTTTACTAACTTCAGGCCACCATTTCCACCATGCATCTAGATAAGGGTTTGATTCTTCCTCATAAATGTTGAACCAATCAATATCACAGCGGTGATTATTGACCATATCATACGGACCAAACTTTTTTATTTCATTATAAAATCGACTACTTGCTTTTGGATGGCAATATCCGCATCGGAAGTTACACTCGTTACCGAAACTAACTTCTAAATATTCTGGATTAACATTAAAATCTGGTTCTTTAGTAGCAACTTCGTTTAGCCTGTCGTTGCTATAAATGCTACTACTGCGTATATGTCTATCACTAACATAGTCTTTGCCCATGTTTTCAACGTTCCAGCAGTATTGACAACCACTAGTCTGAACACCGTTGAGCATTTCCATGCGTTCTTGTTTTTTAATCATAGTGTTGTGTAATGCACTAGGATTTTCTTTGATTTCATCAACATCAATTGCATGTGGTGCAGGATGATAGCAGCTATGTGTTTCGCCTGTTTGAAAATAGATATTGGCATGATACCATTTGGCAAAACAAAACGTTTTACTAAAATGTTTATCAGTTAACTCTCGAACTTTTTTTAATTTTTCGTCCATTAATTCTCTCGATCAACTATGCCATTGGCATTTCTTGCTGGGTTTTGGTACACAATTTTAAAAAACTTACTTTCAGCCTTGCCTAGTGGCTGCGGACTAATCGGAATACCTAGATCATTAATTAAAACTCTACCCATGTCTTCAGTTTTAGACATTAATTCTTCTTCACCGATCTTCGATACTTCGTCGTCCCATAGACTATTTAGATATTTAAAGTCTCTAACTTGTATATAGTCCCAGTCAGTCAACATAGTCATGTACAGACCTTGACGTGCGCCGTATAATGCCCATAATCCGTTTGTTGCGTCTGCACCTACCATTTGCCAAATATACAATCTATGCAGATTCTTCCAATGAGTATCATGGAATGCTTGAATACTGCTAGGTTTAATTCCTCGATCTAGTGCCATTTTGCAGCCTTCACGGAACCCAGCACGCCATGCTTGTTGTGGCGTAGCGTTATTTTGAATAGTACTATAACAACTATTCATTTGAATGTATTTGACGTCCCAACAAAAGTCAACTTGTGCATGTTTATTTTTTGGATCAGCATTTTCATGTGTACGCATGTTTAGTACATATTCTTTGGGCCAGCATTTGATGCCGCCATTGCCGTACATAAGTCCGTTAATACTATTTTCAGCAGCCCAACTAATAACACAACGGTCCAAATCTTCATGTTTAGAAAAATCAATTTCTTGGTTTAAAAATCGTTCGTCAATTGTATTGTCGCCGTCGATTGTAATAAATCGATCTGTTTCACTTAGATTAGCACATGCTTTGTGTGCTGCATCACTACCTTCTACACCGTGTATACGTTTAGCCCATGGAACTTTGCTACACAAATCTGCATAGTTTTTTTCTGCGTTAGGTTCATCATATGAAAGATAGATGATATCATAGTCTACTGGTTTAAATTTATTAGTCATTTACAATCTCGTGTGCATAGTTGTTAAAGTATTTGGGTGTAAACAAGCTCAGTTCTACACCTTCTCGTTCAACGTCGTATTTAAAAGGAACAATCTGTTTGTTATCTTCTATTAGATCGCCTAGCTTAAACTCAAATGTTCTATATAGTATATGAGGATCATATTTATTTGTCAAGCTAAAATGTACGTAGTCTTTGGGATAGAATCCAGAACTCTTTAGATACTTTCTAGTTCTAGGATTTAACTCAATTTCCCAATAACCTTGTTTTAAGTTTTGCACAATAATTAAATCATATGAATGGTCTATTTTTGCAAGATACATGCCTTTGCCTATTATAACTTTTTGTCCTGACATAAAGTCATCAGGTTGAGCTATTTTAATATCATCTTTGATCCAAAATTCTTCTTGTGTATTAAGATTAATGCCCTTCCAAGTTTTTGCGTCTTCGTTATACGATACTATAGTTGTTTCATTTGCATAAAATAAATTATCTTGTATCTCACGAGGAGTTGGTGTTTCTATTTTTTCTAACACAACACGCTCTATTCTGTTGTTGTTTAAAATTAAATCTCCGACAGAAACCGACTTTGCAAATTCTAAATCTTTGTTTGCATCTGAAAACAATTTTACATTGCTGACAATCAATTCAGAATTTTCGTAATCAAAGAGACTATTTGCAGTATAGTTCTTAGTGAGTCTATATACATTGTTGTTTAACCAAACATGTTGGTCTTTAACATGTGATAGTTCTTTATACCAAATATCTATTTTTGGAATACCTTCAAACTCATGTTTGTACTCAATATAATCAAAATTAATATTCGCTTGCGGTTTATCTACAAGCACAACATCTTCTTGATATATTTCAAAATAATCTAGATCAAACTCTTCTAGCACAGGACAATCTTTGACGGTTTTATATATATTATGCTGATAATATACTAGCATGCCTTGGACATAAGAAAATCCTGGAACATATATGTAAAATTTTGCGCCATCGAAAACAGGAATAAAGTGTATATGTTTATAAAAATCTTGTTTGTAACCGCCTCGTTTTACTATCGGTATCTGGTGGATGATATCTAATTCACTACTATAATTATCTTCCCATGTTTGTTCTTTGACTATTAGATTTTTTAATGCACTATCATAATTAACTCTAAAGTCGCTAAGTTTGCGCTCTCCATTAATAATAGTTTGTACATGAGCAGTTGGAACTTCTAAAATATCTAAAGTTGGTTCTTCAATGTTTTTATTAGATACTTTGGTAATTTTGCCGGTACTATCATAATACACAAATGACGTTGCATCTTTAGTGTTTTCAACTTTTAAATTTTTAATTAGATCTAATAATTCACTCATTAACTAATGCCTTATATCTTTCTACTACAGGAGTTTTATCTACAAAGTCATTTTCTGTATAATGCAATATGCCTTTTTGTAGATAGTTTCCGATCTTGATTTCACACGACGGAGAAATATATGTTCCGACTAATTGTTGCCATGCCTGTGGTGATTTTTTCCAACCTTGAGAATGTGCTTTGAGATGTGTAAAACGAGCAATTTCTTGTTTTGAATTTGTTATTGCGTCTTCACAATCCATTATTAGTGTAACTATTGCTGCACATATGTCAATGCTCGGACGCGGAGGTCGAGTATCTGCACGTAAAAATATTTCATAAAAGCTTTTCCAGTTTTGTACTACAATTTCTAACCATTTATAAAATTCTTGTGCAAAGTCACTTTTTTCAAAATAGTGCATTCCACTATACAAGTTAGGCAAATTATTTTCTATAAAGGCATGTCTATAATAGCTGTTGTCCGAAACATCTCCTCTATAGGTATAAACTTTACTAGTAAAATATAGTTTGTATTTTTCAAAAAATTCCCACCAGGTACTAATATCCTGTAGTACTAATACATCAGTATCTAATACTAGTGTTTTCTTATAAGGAGTGCAGTGATACAATTTCCATCGATTTTCAATTTTCCATTCACTCAATCGTGCATCATCTTCCCACGGAATAGGAATAATCTCATCAAATAAATTTTTATATTCGTCCGGAACAGGGTCATCAGTAACTAAACTAATGCGTTCATTAGGGTTAGTTAACTTTAGACTCATAGCTAGTACACATGCTTGCAATACGTAATTGTCTTTGCCTGCATAGTGACATAACATAATTTTATTGTTTACTAGCGACAATTTACCCGTTTGCGGTGTATCAAATTTTAGAGATTTATTTTCATCTGCTATTAATAACACATCTCTTATTAGTATGTTAGTAGAGTCTAAAGAAAATGCTGTTCCAGCTGGTTGATTTTCTGTTAGCACATATATGTTATTTTTGTACCAAACGTGTTGTCCTTTAAAATGTTCTAGACTATCGTACCACACATCAACCTGCGGAATTGATTTATACTGCCGCTCGTATTTAGGTTCATTGTTATACGAATTTTGTGCAAGTACTAGTATACCTCTATCATTCATTTGTTGACTCCTTGTCAATCATCCTTCCAAGACTAAACTTGTTCATAACATGAACGTTCATTCCTTTGGTTTTTATCGGAGTGTATTCGCCTAAGAATTTTTTCTTTTGTACTAATAGTAGTAATTCGTCATCTTCCATTTTCCAAAGTATGTCTTTGTCAGTGCTATATATCATTTTACCAGGTAAATGTTTAACAAAGTCTCCGTTTTCAAAACCATTGATTATATGAATAGCAATACTAAACACAAAGTCATTTCTAAACATAGTAGAATCTAATCTGTAAACTCTTCTGTAGTGCGCCCATTCTGATTCAATATGTTTAACTAGATCAAAGAATATTTGATTTTGCTCAGTTTTTCTAAAAAATACTACCGTGGCCCAATAAAAATCAATACCAACATCACTAATGTGTGTAAACTCTCGTTCGTCTCTTACTTTTGCAATGTCTTCGCTATCTTTATAAATCATAAAGTCATACGCACTATCAAAAACATTTTTCAATACATCATTGCAGATTAGATAATCAGTATCCATTAGCAAAGTATCATCAAAGGGACTAAGATCGTAAACACTCGATCTGTTTGCATTTTTAAAAGTATCTTCTCGTTGACTCATAGAACCGTCAAAGTAAACTCGAGAATTCCTGCCTTCGTGATACTCTAGAGGAATAATATGTTCAACATTTTCTAGATCAAATGCGTTTTTAAGATAATCGGGACTATCTGTAGCAATAGCAACAGGTACATTTAAATATTTTTTAATTCTTTTTGCTAAATGAACTGCTTGTTTTACATAGTCAGTGTGTTTATTATTTTTAGCAATAAGAAATACACCTTTAGTTTTTGTCATAATCTACCAATGCTTCAACACTTCTTTTTTTCTTTAGATCGATATACTTAGAATGAAATTCATTTGATGCACTAAAATATGTATCCATGATATCACTTAAAAAGTCTTCGGTATCTGAAACCAAACACGGAATGCCGTTATCGTCAATAAGAACAACATTGTCTGTTTGATCTTTGTCAACTAGCATACTTACAAAAGTAACCAATTCTTTTGTAACCGTAAACTGACAACCGGCATGAAAATAAAGAAGATCTTCTTGATATTTTTCGTTTAATAATCTTTTTTGATTATTAAGAGTGACCATATAATTAGAAAACTCTAGTGCCTTTTCTAAACGCTCGTCCATACATATACTCCTGTTTTTATAGTAGTATATAACAATTTTTGGAGTTTGTCAACCGTGAATGTGGTTATAGTCCGATGACTTCGATACCTACTGGTGCTGGAAGCTCTACGGTGGTGTATCCAGTGCCATTAATTGTAACATTGCCACTGGGTCTAAAGAGGGAAAAAATACTAGTAAAATCGCCTTGTACATTTTCGTCTGTGTAATAATAAGCAGCAGTCGGAACACTATCAACAAACTCTATTTTAAATCGAATAGTATCATCTGTTAAACTTAGTGCATAGACATCATAAGTATTTTCGTTGTATACTGCACCACCATTTTGTCGATAACACAATTGATATGTGCTAGTAAGTTGAAAGTTTCCTGTTGTGGAAAAACTGCCTGCGCCAACATTACTTATAGTTTCTTGGGCTTTAAAACTAATTGTACCCATTTGATTTAATTGATCTTGCCAGCTTACCGTTTTAGCTTGTGATCCTGCATAACTTACACTTGCACTAAATCTAATTTCGCCGCCTGCGTTAAAAAAATGTCTACGAGCTGCTGCATCTGTAAATTCTACATCTACAATATGAGATAGTGTACCGTTCCAGTCACCGCTAGATGCATTATCATAAGTGCTTGTGATATCTACACTAGATGAGTTTTTCAAATATTCAGCTTCGCCTTGAGTTGAATCAATTAAAAATCTATCAGTGTCGAGGTTAGTTGCTAAAGACTCTAATCCTAAAATATATGCTTCTTCTACTTTGTCAACTACCACTTCCCATTTTGTTAAATCAAAACTGCCAGTTGATGTATACGATTGAATACATCTATAAAGTGTATTATTATAATGGACATTGTCGTTTAAATTAAAAGCTATAACGTTCCATTTACTTATATCAAACGTTAATGTAGACGTATGATCTTCTATGCATTCGTACAAGTAAGTATTATAATAGACTATATCTCCGATCTTATAATCATAAGAGCTACTAACCCACTCTGTTAAATAATTATCTGTATTAGTTGCATTAGCTTCATAATTACCTACTACAAATTCGTCAATTGCAACAGATATGCCAACTTGATGAGCTCTTGCTCGAATAATATCAATATATAAGTCTCTATATTGTTCTGATGTTATTTTGTCAGAACCTTGTAATCCTGTTTCGGCAGTTCCTGAAACCGTAGATGTACTAGTGCTTTGACCATAGCCATACATAGGATCAGACACATTGCTTGTGCCTAATACCTTGTTTACTAAATTAATTAGATCGTTATATCGTTCATTGACTATAAGTGTCGGCATGTAATTGGAATCTCTTTTATACTAGTATATTTATCGAAACCCGTTTTGTCAAGAGTTTTTTAATATACAGGTTGGTAGACACCTGGTTCGCCTGTGTCTGGATTACCAAATACACTTAGTGTTGTTGAGTTAAAATATGTAGGAGCAGGAACACTAACTACATCACCAGTTGATCTATATTCTTGTACTACACTTTCTAGTCTTCCGTCTACGTTATCATCTGTTGCACCATCTGAAACAATATCATAAAATTCTATTCTGAAAACAATAGTTTGTTCGTCGTCTTCTCTAGCTTTTAAATTGTACTGGTTTCCTGCATATACATTACTATATGTGCCAGAACCTGCTTTATCATAAATTGTTTGAAATGCTGATGTTAGATCATAATTTCCGAGATTAGTACCATTACCGTCTCCAGTTGAGATTGTACTGTTATGATTAAAAACAACGGTACCGATATCTCTTAATAGTGTAGCCCAATCAAGGCCTTTGCCTTGAACAGAGTTACTATTATTAGCACTAAATCTAAGCTCGCCGCCTGTGTTGAAAAAATGACGTCTATGATCGGCATTTCTAAAAGTAACTTTAATTTCGTGGAATATTAATCCGTTCCACGAATTAGTTCTAACACTAGAAACAGCCTGAGTTAGAGTACCCTGAGTTGGATGTATCAAAAATTTATCAGTTTCAACACCGTCCATGATTCGTTCGTAATCGGCAATACCTTTAAATGCACCTTCTGGGTCTGGTGTTTCAGCACCTTCACTTGATACATTATAACTTGTTTCTTCTGCAACTACGGTTAAATTTTCTACAACTTGTCTAATATCCGGATCACTAGGTCCAGCTTGGTGTATCTTTGATCTTAAAATATCTGCATAGATGTTATTAATATGTTCTGCTTGTACAATATCAGTGTTTTTATCAACAGGATAACTTGCTACATCAGCGCCATATCCTTCGGTTCCGTTTTGTCCGTAACCTGAATCTCCGGCACCATTACCGAGTATAAGTTCTACTCTAGCCTGTAGATTGTTTAATCGTGCTGCGCTAATATCTGCCATGTTAAGTCCTTATACTTTAAGTACACATTCTACTAGCTTTTCGTCCTCATTGCTATTGCTTTCTAATGCAACACCTACTAAACTTCCGCCGTTGATTGCTGTACTTGCGCAACCGTTGTCGTCTACATAAACTGCTTGACCTTTTTTAACTGCTCCAACAACACGTACAGGCAAACGACCTTTAAGACCAATGTATTGACCTTCTGCTTCGCTGTTCAT